CAGTTTGTTGTAGATGACTTCTGTAGGAAATTCATTGATTTAAATGATGATTTTCTATATTCAGATTTCGATGTATTTGTAGCAGATTCTAGTAAAGAGAATGCTAATCTTGAAGCATTACGTACACTTGCTCAACCAGCTATTCAGAATGGAGCAACTCTTAGCGATGCTGCTCTGATACTTACTACTGATTCTATTTCTGAAATAAGACGTAAGTTAAAAGATATAGAGGATCGTAGAGCACAGATGCAACAGGAACAAGAGCAACAACAACAACAAGTTCAGATGCAGATGCAACAAATGCAGATGGAGCAACTTACTGAAGATCGTAGGATTAAGGAAGAAGATTCTATTAGAAAGGCAGAGGCATCTATAGAAGTAGCTAGAATAATGGCAGCATCTAAACAAGAGGTTAGTGAACCTGAAACTATTGGGATTGATACTGAATATGAACAAATGTTAAAAGCTGATCTTGCTAGAGAAAAGAATGCTGCTGATGATAGATATAAACAAGCTACTGTTGCTGAGACTATTCGTAAGAATAAGGCACAAGAAGCAATTAAGAAACAAGAATTAGAAATTAAACGAAAACAGGCTAATAAGCCAGTAAGTAAGAAGTAATGGAAATAAAGAAACCTAGTTTAAAAGATACTGAGTTAACTAAAACTAAAAGTGCCCCCAGACTTAAACCTGAGATGTATGATGCATTAAATGGACAAGTAGTTATAGAATTAAATACTGTAAGTCTATTTCAATCTATGTATGCATGTACTGAAGCTAAAGGATTTTCTGGTGCTTCCAAGTTCTTTCAGGACAGGGTTAAAGAAGAACAGATGCATGTTAATAAAGTCTATCAATATATGTTAGATAAAGGGATGCATCCTATAACACCTGTTATACAAGCACCTACATTTGAGTATATAGATCTATATGATATTATAGAATCTTGTAGAGAATATCAAGTTGGTGTAACTCAATCATATGAGAAGATAGGGGAATTGGCTATATCTTTAGGTGATCATACTACATATAGTTTTATACAGTTCTTTTTAGAAGATCAGATTAAAGAAGAGGCTACTTTTATAACACTTTGTGATCAATATAAGACACTGGCAATAGGTGGTATGACTGGATTAGCATGGATGAAGTTAGATAAACTAATGGGTAATCTAGTTAAAGATTAAAGAATAATAATAATTAAATAATTTTATGGCAGAAGATATTAAAAGTTCATTCGGTGGATTTGATGCATTAGTTGGAGATTTGCTAAGAGATGCAAGTAGTCCTTCTAATAATATGACAGATCCAGATGAGATGAAAAGACAGATGGAGTCTCTTGGGGAAACTAAAGATTTGGACTCTGAACCTGCTGGTAAAGGTAAACTTAAAGAGCCTACCGGAGGATTTAGGGATGAACGTACTGATAAAAGTAAGACACCCCAATTAAAGAATGTTGATCCAGAATCTTTTAAAAAGGATGTACTGGATGACGAAGAAGAGGTAGTTGAGTCTGATGAGGATGAGTCTGATAAGAGTAAAAAGGATAACAAAAAGAAAAAAGAAGTTTCTGAGGAATCTGATGATACTCTTAAGGATAAGGGTAAAGAAAAGAATGATAATGAAATTGATGTAGAAGAAACTGAACTAGTTGGTGCATTCTCTGAATTATTTGCTGAGGAATTAGGTTGGAAGTTTGAAGAAGGGGAGAAACCTTCTAGTATTAAAGATCTTGTTAAGTATATGCAGGATGTTATTACAGCAAACTCAGAACCAGATTTCGCTAATGATGAGATTAAAGAGTTGGATGAATTTGTTAGAGAAGGAGGGAGTGTTAAAGATTTCTATAGTAAAGTATATAAGTCTGAAATTAATATTGACTCTGTAGATTTAACAAAAGTAGATAGTCAGAAAGCAGTAATTAGGGAGAATCTTCGTAATCGTGGTTACTCTGAACAACGTATAGATAAATTAATTTCTAGATATGAGGAACAGGATGCTTTAGAAGAAGAAGCAACCGATTCTTTAGAAGAAGTTAAGGAATCTAGAGAAAAAACTAAGCAACAGCTATTAGCAAATCAGAAGATTGCACAGCAGGAGGTAGCAGACTCTCAACTAATGTTTGTACAGAACGTACAGAAAATTATCAAAGATACTGAAAGTATCAGGGGTATTTCTATCCCAGATAAAGAAAAGAAGGCTTTGGTTGAATATATCTTCAAGCCTGGTAAGGATGGGATGACTAATTATCAAAGGGATTACAATAGTAACTTGAAGAATTTAGTTGAGTCAGCTTACTTTACAATGAAAGGGGATACCCTTGTAAACAATATTCAAAAACGTGCTGCTAGTGATGCAGTGAAGAATCTAAAGACAAAGTTGAAAGCCAAGGATAACAGTATAAAGAATACTGGGTCTGATATGGATGACAGTCGAGGAAGTATTTCACATCTCTGGGATATCGCTGGTGCAGAATTACAATCTTTTAAATAAAATTTAAATATATAATATGCAAGATAGTATATTAAATAATCTTCAACTTTATCGTACGAAATATTTTTCGGAGCTTGTTGATGAAAACATGCTTTCTAATGCCTTGATGACCAAACCTTATGAGGTATCTACAGTATTATCCTATATCTTTGGTAGATATGAGAATAGTTCTATTGACTTCTTAACAAGTGGTTTAGGTAAAACAGTTGTTACAGAAAATCGTCAATATGAATGGCCTGTAATGATTGAAAGCGATAAGGCAATTGTTATTAGACAAGCCAAATGGCAAGGAGCTGCTATTACAGCTGCTTTGACTCCAGGTATTAATGGAACCCCAATTCAATTGTGGTTGGCTGAGAAATGGTTCGGTCCAGGTGCAATTCTGGAAATGGATGATAAAGAATTTCAAGTAATTGTACAAGGTACTCCTTATCAGGATGGTATTGATTGGGTATATACAGTAGTAATGGCCGATGGTCAAGCTGCTTCATTTATACCACCTTCGTTGTTAGTTGCTGGTAGTCAAGTTAGTAGATTAGGTTCTGCTTATTCTGAATATTCAGAAACTGCTGATATCGTTAATTATCAGACTCCTTTCAAATTGAGGAATCATTTGACAACCATGCGTTTGTCCTACGATATTACTGGTAGCGCTGCTGCATCTGTTATGGTTATAGCAATGCGTGATCCTAAAACTAAAAAGACCTCATATTTGTGGTCAGATTATCAAGAATGGGTAGCACTTCGTCAGTGGTATCAAACTCTTGATAGGGAATTAGTCTATTCTAAGTATAATGCTAATGCTGATGGTACAACTGATTTGATGGGTGAAAATGGTCGTCCTATTTATATTGGAGCTGGTTTGTTACAACAGATCTCCCCATCTAATAAGAAAACCTATACTACTCTTACTGCTAATGTACTTGAGGATTTCCTCTTTGACTTATCTTATAATATCTTAGGAACTAACGAACGTAAGTTTGTAGCTCTTACAGGTGAAATGGGTATGAAAGAATTAGACCGTGTATTGAAAGCTAAGGCTTCGGCATATAGTCTGATTGACACTCACTTTGTAACTGGTACTGGTCAAGACCTTACTTTAGGTGGACAGTTTACTACGTACAAGATGTTGAATGGTGTGGAACTTACTTTAAAACATTTCCCACTCTATGATAACATTAACTACAATCGTAAATTACACCCTGTATCTGGTAAACCGTTAGAATCCTATCGTTTTACATTCTTAGATTTTGGTAACCGTGATGGTGAATCCAATATTACTAAGGTTGTTCGTAAGGGTCGTGAAATGGTTCAGTGGTATACAGGTGGTTCTGTAGCTCCTGGAGCAGGATTTGCTAGTTCAATCAATACTCTTCGTTCTAATGCTAAGGATGGATATAGTGTCCACTTCTTGTCAGAACAAGGAATTATGATCAAGGATCCAACTTCGAGTGGGGAGTTGATTTGCGACTCACAATAGTTCGTCTTAAATCAACTAATATGTAACCTTTATTGGATCTTTAACGTATAATATCTAACAATTAATTTATATATTATGCAGGAAAAAGTTAAGATCTTCGAGGTTTACAAAGTAACTAATAAATTAAATAGTAAAGTGTATGTGGGAATTACGAATCAAGGATTTAAACAAAGATGGTATAAACACTGTTCAGATTCTATCCGAGGTTCTGAGTTCCCACTTCACAATGCTATAAGAAAATACGGGGTTGATAATTTCTCAATCGAAGTCTTAGAAATTTGTAATACATCTGAGGAATTAAAGAGTAGAGAACAGTATTGGATTTCTATATTGAATTCTAAAGTTATTAGCAATTTAGGATATAATGTAACTGATGGTGGAGATGGAACTTTTGGAGTAAAGCATTCGGATGAGACTAAAGAAAAGATTCGTCAAAAAGCATTTGAACGAGAAATATCAGATATAACCAGATATAATATGAGTATGAATTCTTCTTTTGCAAAAGAGATCTCAATGTTTACATTAGATGGGGAATTTATAAAAACTTTTAGAACTGTTAAAGAGGCATCATTAGAAATTGGAATTAGTTCTACAAATATAGCGTCTTGTGCTAGAGGAAACTATAAACAATCTGGTGGATATAAATGGTCTTATACTGGAAAATTACCTGAAAAACAATCTTTAAAAATAGAATCTAAAGAAGTTAAACCTAAAGTTAAAAGGGTTACTTCTGAAGAGGTTAAGAAAAGAATATCTGAAACCAATAAGTTACGTTGGACAGATGAAAGAAAAGTCAAACAAAGTATTGAGAATACTAAGAATAGAATCATTCTACAATATACTCTCGATGGTGAGTTTGTAAAAGAATATTACAATGTTTCTGAAGCTGTTAAAGCAGTAGGAGCATCAACACATACTAACATTGCAAAATGTGCAAGAGGAATAAGAAAAAAAGCTTGTGGTTTTGTATGGAAGTATAAAGACAATTAAAATTAACTCTTAATATATAAATTAATGGAAGTTATATTACGCCCCTTACGTAGAACAGGTTGGGCAGGCGATTTATTCAAGTATAAGAATTGTTCAGATCGTATAGGTACTTACTGGACTCGTTCAGGTAATTTCTATACTGGATTTGAAGAGATCGAAAATGGAGATCTCAAGAGAAAAGAATTAGAGGAAAAGTTAGGAAAGAGTTTATCTCCATCCTCAGAGTTTTGGAATGAGTTTTATATCATTATAGGTAATAAGGATATATTCTTACGTACTGAAGATCCAATGGATGAATTAAAGTACATATTCCTTAAGAATCATAAACGTGTTAAGAATGGGTTTTCTGATAGTAAACCTACAGCACATTATGTGATTATTAACAAGGAATCTGAAGCTCAGGAAGCCAATAAGTTTAATCAAATTAAACGTAAGGCAATTAGAGAATTTGATAAACTATCTGCTGTACAGAAACAAAAAGCCCTACGATTATATGGACATAAGTCTGATAATATTAGTGCTGAATTAATAGAGAATAAGTTATACGATTTAGTCGAACGCGAACCAGCAAAATTCTTATCATTATGGGTTGATAATGATAAACGTGAGACAGAGTTTCTATTACAAGAAGCTGTAGCCAAGAATGTAATCAGACGTAATAAATCTGAGTATAAGTATGGGACAGATACTATAGGACATACTAAGGATGATGCAATTATATATTTAGATAGTCCTGAGAATAGAGATCTCAAAGCAATCATAACTGGTGAGGTTAATAGCAAATAGATAATAAAGACCTACATTGAACGATCTATCAAAAGACATAGATTTATATCACTTTATAGAGATCGTTTAACTACGGGCTTAAAAATGGCCTTTATGAGGCTTTAATTAATAAAGGTATATGACAGTATCCGAAATGCATCAGGCATTTAGATTACAACTTGATAAATCTTCTTCTTTGGTGGGAAACCCTGATTTCCTGCCAGAGGAGATTGACTATTGGCTTAATGAAGCACAGGATAGATTTATTAAGCAAAGACTATATGGTAATAACTTTAAACAAGAGAAGTGGGATAATACTCAGAAGAGAATTGATGATCTTAAGAATATTGTAATACTGTCTGGTGAAATAGGGTTAAGTGGTAGTGATCTTGGTGATAATGTAGTAGAAGGTTCCTTACCGATTAATGATTCTGTGTCACCTTACTTATTTT